GGGCGCACAAGAAACCCTCTCCTCCCCATCTGAAAACGGTCGATTCGAGCGACCGGGATCCCATTCTGATTTGCGATCGGAAACTCGGACACTCAGATGACCCCAAGCTGTCGCGATGCAATATAGTCCTTTGCCTTCAGCACCAGATTGGACGGCAGATCGTTGGGAAGCGTCGATTCTTCGAGCGTCTTGGTGATCGAATAGGCCAAATCGCCGATGTATGGATCGAGAACCGGGACATAAAATCTGGTGACATAGGCAAATCCGTCCGGACGCATTCTGCCTATCTCGTGCACGCGCTTGGTCTGCAAATACACATCCAGATTGAGCACGAACGTTTTCCCGGGATAACTGCCATCCGTCGGAAATCCCGGAGGTTTCTCGAATTCACCGGTTGGCGTAGTAATGGCCGGGGAAGTGATCCTGTATATTTCAAGATCGTTCTGGCCGTTGAAGGTTGGCAGCTCGACCTGATAGATGACCATCGTCGCCGGCTTGCGGAAGGCGGCGATCACCCCGTACGTCACGGAAAACCCCTCGACGAGAGGGGTGTAGAGCAATTCCTGGACGCGCGTCTTGTAGCTGCCATAGCTCACCGCCGCGTAACAGTTCTTGCTGAGCGTGATGAGCCCGGTCAATATATTGAGACGAACCGTAGGATGGATCACCGCGCCGGTCGCCGCATCGAAGGCGAATAGGACGTTCAACAGCGGCCGGGTCGCAGGCAGCCGCGGCAATGAACAGGTGTTCGACCCGCTCACCTCGAGAATTCCCTGCGTCACGTCGATCTCCTTGATCGACTTCAGCCGCACCTGGCCGACGTCCGCGACGATGCTCTCCGCAACCGCCGGCGGGGAAATCAGCAGATGGACGTCGATTCCCAAATAGGCACCTGGATCCGGCTCGATCAAAAGCAGCGGCGATCCGCCACTCGGCTCGACAAAGCGCGCGACGGTATGCGCGGTGACGCGCGCAGTCATGATTATGCGGTTTCGCCGCGTAGGACAAAGGTGGCGCTATTGCTGGAGGCAGGCGTGGCGGCAGCCGGGACGATCCGTTCCACCCAGATCGGAACTGCGGCAGGGTGCGTCTGAAAGACGATGGTATCTGCCGCAGCGAAGGTTCCTGAAAATTTGGTCTCATCCAGCACAAAGTACGGCTTGCTGAAATCCGCATTGTTGGGAGAGGCGCCGGCTCCGGTACTTCCCGTTCCCTGACTTCCGACATTGGCACCTGAAATATCGAACGCCGTGGCGCTGGTGAAGGTGAGCGTCCAGGTTTCCTCGACGCTGCCGATGTTGTCCCCGAGAACGCCGTCGATTGTGAAGTCGCCGTCTCCCGCGCTGGTGACCGTAAGATTATTGACGACCACCGAAACGTCGCCATACTCGTAGACCGATGAAACCCGTGTATTCGAAGCAAGAAAATCATTCGATAGCGCAGGGGAGAACGTGAGCGTCACGACATCTGCGACCGCACTTGCGTCGGAGAGCGTGACGAATTCTTCATTGCCGGTGCCAGAGGTAATATCCGCCTTGTCGCTGATTCGCACCAACATCCCGATTTGAAATATTGCCGCCTGTCCCGGCTCAACCGTAACGTCCAGCGTCACGGCCCCTGCACTCACGTTGCTCGTTAGCGCGCCCGTTCCGTAGTGCTGCTCGGTGCCGGTGACATCTGCCTGCGTATCATTTTGAGTCGCGGCAAAGAAGCTGAATTCGTCATCTCCGTCGGTATTCTTGTCCTGGTAGACCCTCCCGGTAAAAAGCGTCTCGTCGGCGTCGTTTGCGACCTTGCAGAACATCTTGCGCAATTTCGTGCCGCCTGCCACACGCTCTGCCTCCTGCACACCGGGGAACAAATTCGCCGCCGCGCCGGAGGTGATCTGCGTTGCCGACATCCTGCCTCCGTTAGTGCCGGTGTCTCCCACCGTTTCCGACTTGTAGAATTTGAGATTCGCAGAAGAGATCGCCATGTTTTTCCTAAATGGTCATGAGCTTGATGTCGCCGCGCATCAGATCCGAGTCGACGTAGACCTGCTTGGCGATGATCGGCGTCATGTCGATCGCCGGCCATTCCTCGTGCCGGAAGATCACCGTGTATGTCGCGCCGTCAACCGTGAAAAGATAGCTGGCTCCAGGAATCGCGGCGCGAATCAACAATAGATCAACCACCGATTTCTTGAGTACGCCGATCAATATTCCGTTCACCTCCGTGGCGGAAAGCGTGATCGGAATCCCTCGATCAATACTTCCCGAGGAAACGAATGGCGCGCCGCCCAGCGTGAGGCGCGTCGTTTGCAGAACATTTTTCGAGATAAGCCGCTCACGCCAGACCATGTCCGGATTGAGGACGATTCCGTCCAGCGCAAAACTCATTACGTGCCTCGCTTGGCGATCCGGATCGCCCGCACCAGACGCCGCACGTCATCTCGTTCCGAAACCGTTCGATATTTTTCTCCGCCGACATGCAGATTCAAATCCACCGCGTCACGCACTCCGCCGCTATGGTTCGTCGTGGCAGCGGGTGCGGAAATCACCCCGCCGCCCGCCATCGCCCGCACCGTCATGCCGTGGAACTCGGCGAAAATCTTCCGTGTATCCTGCGCGCTGTAGACCTGGGCCGGGGCCAGGAAACGCACCAGTTCGGGTCCGCGCTCGCCGACTAGTGCCAGACCAGGGGACGCTTGGCCGCCGGCAGCGAATGCGGGAGCGGCGAGGGTTGCCTTTGCGTCCGCGACGATCTGCGCTTTGATGGTAAATTCCTCGCGATCGAATGTGCCCTGGATGTCGGCGATCAGCTTCTTGAGGCTGTCCTGAGAGACCTCGGTCTTGATCTGGAGCAACAGCTTGTCTTCCAGCTCTTTGATTTTCTGGGACAGATCGTCGATGGTTTTCTTGTTGGCTTCACCGGCGAGGGCGGCAGTTCTGGCGATTTCCTGCTGCGCCAGTTTCTGCTTGGCCGCACTGAGATCCAGGAGATCCGCCGCTTTCTGGATCAGCGCGATGCCGGCGCCGCCGCTGACGTTCTGGCCAATCGAAACTATGTTGTCCCGCAGTTTGGCGGCTTGGTCGTGGTCCCCTGAGAGCACTGCCGCGCGCTGCTGCGCAATCAGGTCCCAGCCGCGGGCGATCTTGGCCTGCGTCTGTTGTTCGCTGGTCAGTCCCTGCAGCTGGATGCCGAAGATCGCCTCCTCTGCGCTCTTTCGGTTGTCCTCGCGCTGCTTATCGAGCGAGATGATCTTCTGCTGATTGGCGCGATAGACATTCAGATAATCGTTGTTGCGCGCAATCAGCGTGTCGTATAGTTTATTGGCCGCGGCGAGCTGGCCGAGGTTGCTTTCCTTGGCCGTGGCATTTCGCGCCAGCACGATCTGCACCTCGGTCTGGAATGCATTCTTTGCCGCCTCCACGCGCTTGGTGATCGCCTCCAGCTCGGCCCGCTGCAGCTCGCGCTGATTGGCGACCAGATCGGCGTTGACGGATAGCGCGACCTGTTTTTGCGCGAGTTCCAGGGAAATCGATTTGTCGATGGCGCTCTGGCGCTCGGCCTCGATCTGGCGAATGATCTTGATCTGGTCCTCGCCTTCCTTGAGGAAAGCGGCCGCCCGGGCTGCAGCGCCTTGCCCCTGAGCCGGTTGCGCCGCCGGGGCAGCGATCGAGGTGGGTTTTACGCCGCCGCCCACTCCGGCCCGGAGGTTGGCTAGTACCGTCCTTTGTTTCTCAAGCGCTGCGATCTGGGCGTTGACGATCGCGATATCGTCCGAGGAAAAGATTCGCTTGATAACGCCCATCTTCGAGAAGTCATCAGCGGTCCTGCGTAGATCTTCGAGTTTCTTATCTATCGTCTCGATCGCAGCGACCGGATCGGCCGCCTGATCCCCGCCGATGCTGAAGAATTTCTTAAGCGCCTCGATCCATCCAGTGGAGTTTTCTCGGGCGACCAGCATTTCCTTTGCGATGCGCGTCAGCGTCGGGACGGCCTCGTTTCCGAGCGCAGAGAACGCGACTTTCAATTCCTCCAAGCTGTCGTTGAATTCGTCCGCGCGATCGGCCATCTCTCTGGTGATGCCGGACAACCGCTTTCCTTTTTCGACCGCTTCGCCGATTTTCTGCCCGCCTTCGGATAGAACAGGGGCTAGTTCCTCCCATGATTTCCCGAAGATTCGTTGGGAGAGCGCATTGCGCCGCTGAACATCGTCGAGCTGGTTGAATAGATCCGAGAGCTGCTTGAATGCGCCGACCGGATCCTTGGCGGTGATGCCGAGCGCGCGGAAGTCCTCCGGCGCTTTGCCCATCTCGACCAGCATCTTGTTGATGCCTTTCGCCAGGCCGTCGATGTCGGTGCCGGTCTGTTTCGCCAGCAGGCTCAAGCCGGCTAGATCTTCCACATTGATTGCGGTCGATTTCGATAGATCTTTCAGGTGATCGGCAAGGCCGATATTGTGGATGACCAGCGCCCCATATGCTGCACCCAGGGCCGTTGCGCCGATGGCCAGCCGCTGCAGCACGCGCTCCGCCTCGTTACCGATGGCGGTCCAGGCACGATGCCGCTCAATGACTTTTAAGGCGGAATCGGCCGTCGCCAGCTGTTCATTGGAAGCGCCGCGCAGCGCCAGCTTGAAAAGCTGCGTTTCGCGCTCGGTCTTTCCCAGCGTTTGACTTTGCTGCTGGAGTCGCGAGATGTAGTGATCGATCGAACGTGCGGCGGAAGCGGAGATATCCTTCTGCCCCTCGCCCAGCGTACGGATAGACTTCTTGGCATCTTCGATCGATGCCTTGAGTTTCCTCGCATCGCCGACCAGCTCGATGACGCCTTGGCCCAGGACTTCGCTCATTCTTTCCTCATAATGTTCAGCGCTTCAGCTTCCATGATGCGAATCGATTCGAAAATATCGGCCCACTGACCCCGCGCGATGCCCTGCATCCGCAGCACGGTTGGGATCGATCCGTAGTTCAGGCCGATGACGCCTCCCATTCCGACCAGCCATTGAGTCGCCATGGCCGTGAAGACGTTGATGGCATCGACGTTGTCCGGCCAGATCTCGACATCGTCGCCGCTTGCTTCTTCAATGGTAAGTCCGAAAGCCGCCGCCTCGGCCGCGCTGGGCGGCTTGGTATAGAGCGCCCGCGCGGCGGCTTTCAGTTTTTTGTTCGCGCCCCCGCGAGTTCGCCGGAATAGGTCTCGAACACCGCCATCGCCGCGCCGCCATAATTTTCCAGCAGGATTCCGGCGTTTTCCTTGTTGAACGGATCCTCCAGTTCCCAGCCTTCGACCATTTCCATGAAGGCATCGAGATCCGGCCGCCCGGCAACCGTTTTCAGCCATTCGCCCAATTGGGTCTTGGTACGGTGACGGAAGACCATCTCGAC